GACAGAAGTATCGGTCATAGTTCCTGCGGCAATTAGACGTTGATCTAGAGGTGATGCAATGACTACTGTGTTTTCGGTAGGCGCAGAAGAAATAGCAATGGCTCTAGTATTTGTTCCATTGTTTTCTACCCATTGATATATTTTACCATGATAAGGATTAGCAATTAAATCCTCACCCCACAAAGTAAATGACCAGTTCCGTGCTTTTGTAGTAAAACCAGAACCTACAGGTGCAGGTGTTCCATAGCCATTATTAGGAGCTAGAGCGGCTTTACGAGCAGCATTCCACAGATATGTACCATAACCTAACCCTTCAGTAGCTTGTTGCTGTCCAGCCTGTAGAAGCCATGTAAATTTTGTTACAGTAGTGATTACACTAGTAGTAGCATTAGCCGTATCATCAGCAATCATTCTAAAGGTAGTAGAATCAGGATCACCATCTGTAGATAAAATAACAGAAGTTCTAAATTGAGTACCATTTAAAAGAATACCAGCAATACTAGTATTATCAGCGGTACTAACAATAACATGAGTATTTTGTGTAATAGAAAGAGTATTAAATCCGGGAGACATTCCTGCTGTATTTACAGTAATACGGTTAGAACCAGAACTAACAGCAAACCTATGAGTAGAATTACTACTAACACAGACAACGGTAGCTATAGGAGTAACATCAGAAATAGTACCACCATTATAAATGTACAGGAGTTGGTCTGTACCAAAGGCAGCATAAGATGCTCCAGATAAAGATGCCCAAGATGTAATAGCTCTAGCTACTCCATCAAATTGAGAGTTAACTTTCTTAGCCCATCCTCTTATATTTTCAGGTTGACCATCCCTAAAGCGAACACGATTACCATCATACCAATATCCTTTAGATGAATAACGTGTTCTTTCTCTATTGATGCCAGCTTGAAACTGGAGAGGAACCATTTTTGTGTCAGAAGATGACATAAATAATTATTCCTTATTCTGGATAATCGTCTATATCAGGCCATACATGCAATGTACCACCTATATTTTTTCCATCTTTATCAAAGACAGGATATAGAGCTTGAAAACCTGCCTTATCAGTTACAGCCGTTACATCAGATATCATTTTATCTCCTGATACTCTAACAGCATCTCTAAAGTTTTGAATATGAGCAGGAACATCTGTACCTTTATCCATTTTGCGAATGTAATACCAATCTGTTTGTTTTAAAATTGTATTTTGATAGTGATTAATAGCATTAATTTCGTTTTCTTTTACACTATCAATCTCTTTATCTCGCTTACTATGGAGTTTAGAAACATGATCACTATGAATAGTATAGGTAACTTTTCCTGTTTCGCTCTCTGTTTTAGTGTCTAAATTATTAGACTCATGTACAACATTATAAATTCCAATTGCTTTCAATTCATCCGTAGACCAATGATTAAAAATATTAGCAGGATGTTGTCTCCCATCTATAAACATTGGCTGTGGTGAAGAGATAATACGTATTACCTGATCTGCTTTAACTTCTGCCCAACTCATAATTTTATCCTTTACACTTGAACTTTTCTTGGTTTATTTGTATGAACTTTATTTTTTTCAATTAAAGCCCATAGGTTATTTTGAAATATTTTCCAAACTTGAATTTCTCTACCATCAATATCTATATATTCATATTCTAATTTCTCTAATCGAACTACGACAGGAGGCATATGAATACCACATTTTTCTTCTTTCATTAAAGAAATAAATAATTTTCTAGCACGTCCTTCATCAATTTTATCTAAAGCTACAATTTTACTCATATCTTTTAAGTTATTACATGAGGCTGTAACTACTCCTTTACCTATATATTCTTTTTCAATTTCTCCATAAGCTGAAAAAGAAATAAAGCAACTTATAACTATAATACTAATTAATTTAAGGGTGTTTACCATTATGCATCTCATATAATTTATCTAAATTTTTATGTACAACTTTCATTTCTGTCTGTAGTTCTGCAATTTTTATATTTAACTTTTCTAAATTTGATGGAGATAAGATACCACTAAATACTTTATTCTGATGTTTAATTACTGCACGATCTGCATCTGCCTGATCTATACGAGTATTTATAATATATAATTCTTTTTGTATAGCTTCTATATCTTGTATAACTCTAGATAATTGAGATTTAACAACAGCAAAAGCTCCAGCTAAAGAAGCTAAAAGTGTACCAAATTGTATTAATTCTCTAACTCCAAACTCCATTTTATCTCACCGCTGGTCCACTCGTTGCTGCCCACCATAAAAACCAAGCAATTCCTCCAGCTATAGCTATAACAATTAAACCTTTAGAAATTTCAATTAAAAGTGCTTTTCTATGTTCTGCACGTTCTTCTGCTTTTATCTTTTCCTTCTTCTCACGTTCTTTTTTATCAGCAATTCGTTTCTCACGTTCTTCTAGTATTAACTCCCAAGTAGATTTTTCTCCAGGCTTAGACGGCCATTTTGAGTTAATCTCTGTCTTGAGGTCATCCAATTGCTGTTTAAGTTGCTTTTCTTCTATAACAGCAGCGGCAGCAGATGACATGGAAGTTTCTGAGCCATCATCTTTAGCCCGTTTCTGTAATATACTTTTATTTTTCTCACCAATTGAACTACCCGCTTTATGATCTTTATTTTTCTCATGTTGTTCTTTTGCTTGGAATAATCCGTCTAAACCATGAGCAATATCTTGAACACCTTTTGCAGATTTTACTAAAGTTTTAGTCGCAGCTATTGCGGCAGTTATAGTAAGTACATCCATATTATCTAGCCGTTGCAGGTGCTACCCCACTTCCTCCGAATGGATGCTCTGCCCATGCGGCATAGATAAAAGTAGCACCACTACCATTAAAATCTGAACCATTTCCTGAACGGAATTTTATCCCATTAGAAAGAAAATCTATTGTTCCATTAGTACTATCTGATGCCATGGTAGATTCAGTCTTGTTTTGATTAGCCGCTAATAGATTAGTTGCAGGATTATATGGGCTTCTAGTAGAATCAAAAGTATACCAATCACCATTACCATCAGTTCGTTTAAACATAAAATAAGAAGGAGAAAATGGCATATAAATAAATGGACCATCAGAACTATTATTACCTGTGAACGAACCAAACTTTGAGTAACCTTCTACTTCTGCCCAACAATAGTTTATATAATCAACCGCACTATCTCTATCAGTACCGATTGAAAATACGGTTGCTGTAGGTGCTACATCATTCCAGTAACCACTACCTGTAACAGGAGCAAGGTTTAAATTTAAAAATGCAGCTTTTGTTGCACCTACTTCAGAATGGTAGACTATCCAGTTATTATCGGTTCCAGATGCTAAAGTCTTATTAAGAATAAAAGATGGAGCAGTAGAAAGACCATGACCTACCGTTGCTGCTGAACCTGTTCCCGTATATTTTACAACACTAAAACTAGCATCCGTATTAGCAGAGACAGTAGAATCTATACTACCTTCTTCATTTAATGTGCCTGTACCATTTGCTGCCCATTGCCAAAGAACGTATCCTTCAACATCAGTATTAACAGCATCCATGTTTCCTATTTGAACACCCTGCTGTAAAAACTTCTGAACAGAATTAGCATTTGTAGCTGTAAGATCAGTATCATTACTCACAACATAATTAGTAGCTCCCCTTACACGATCTTGTAAGATATGAGAATCAGTAGCATCTCTATTTTTAATCCATGAGAAACCTGTAATGTTACCAGTTTGTGCTGGTAGGTTATCTTGGTTTAATGCTTTATGACCAGTTGGAGGAGTGTATCTAAAGTTACCACCAGCACCACTATTATAGGTCATATCAACACTATTAAGCCGTACCCATTGTCCAAAGTTATATGAACTTGTACCTGTCCCACTATATGCAGTAATAGGAATCCACCAAAGATTTTGAGTAGGTATTGTATAAGTATCTTTTAATGTATTGTTATAATAATACTTAACAGTTGCAGGATTACTATCTAAATCTAAAGCAAGTGCCATCGTATCCCCTGCTGTTATAGTTTGAGTACCTATAATACTATTGCTATTATCAACATTCCTTCTTATTTGTTGTGTACCACCATTGTTATTTTCAGCGTAATAATTAATAGCTAGGGGTGGTTGATTTTGCCAATAATAAGATGTTCCATTTGTAACATCATTAGAATTATATGCTGAAGCTATTCCTACACCTCCACTACCCCATACACCTTTTACAGTAATAGTATTTTCAAAATACCATTTACCACTTTGTACGCCCCAGTTACTCCAACCTCTTGAAACAGCACCAATACTACTACTACTAACAGCAGCAGTTAGATTACCTTCAGATATTGTTAGGCCACCTGAATTAAAACCAGCCCCACCTGTCCCTATCCAAGCATCAGGAGCAATAATTGCTGTATTACGAGTAGGTGTATCATACATTTGATTACCACCACTCGCATCCATATTATTCATAGTCCAATCATGCCCTTCACCAGAAGTATCAGTTCCCAAAGCAGTCTTTGCACCATATGCTAGATAGAATCCGTTATTTCCCCAACCACTACTTCCACCTCCAGCAGCATTGATAGTAGCCGTTGTAACTTCTTTAGGAATCCATCTGTTTGTTGAAGTATCAGTCTGACCAAATACAGATGCAGCTAAAGCATAACCATCAACAAACATTGTCTCAGCTAGGTATCCATCCATATAATATCCGGGTGTATTTACAGGTACTTCACCTATCCATGCTGTTCCTGCTGAGTTCCACGATGAAGCTGTATTTGTTGAGCCAGGGTAAGTTGTTGCAGACCAACTCGTTATTTCTCTTCCATCTATATAAACTTTTGTAGCTGTTGTACTAGTAGCAGTATCATATGCTACCACTAAATGATGCCAACTTGATGTATCTGTAAATTGCCTATTAGATGTTAATAGAAGATTCCAAACTCCACTACCTCGTTCTTGGAATTGAAACTGATTAGAGCCATTAAAATAAAGGGCCGTATATTGAGCGTTATAGTCACCCTGACCAATAAATGTCATGTCACCTAACTTCCCACGCTTGAACCACGTTGAGAATGTCCACTTGTATGCACTAGTAGGTGTAACAAAAGTACGAGATAGATAGTTACTATCCGCATCATCGAACCTAGCTGAATTATTAACTGTATGACTATCTGTAAATGGAATAAAGTCTCCTACACGTTGACTTGAACCATTACCATCATAGATCATAGGAAGGAAATGAGTTTCTCCATTTTTTACAGTTGGTTCTGCGATTCTAGTTGTAAGTACTCTACCATGATCTGTTTCAGGTGTTGTTGAAAATGTATGTTGACCGAAATTAAAAGTTCCATTCCAAGTTCGGTTAGCACCATTTGATTGTACTTGTGGACAAATAAAATACGGCTCATCAAGAAAAGCCAGTGAACTATCTGTTGCTATAGTAGTACCATCTTTTTTTGAAATAATATCAGTTGATCCTATAGTACTCATATCTATATCTACTGACATAATCGCACCTACTGTCCACGCATCACTAGAACTAAGACTTGACAAAGTTGACCCATTAAATGCAGTGTTACTTCCAATTCCTCTATTTGGAGTCCAGGTTGATATATACCATGCGTAACCACCAGATGCATTTATATTTGTAACAGTATAGAGAGAACTAAGAGGAATTAACCAAACTCCTGCCCAAGGTTGTGTGGCATCACTTCCCCAAGCATTGGATTCCCATTCAAAATGATATTTATTTCCTGGTAACAAGGGTTGCGTTGTAATACATAATGGGTTTGGATTGGTTGATCCTGAATTAGCAAAATCAACAGTTAAAGCTCCTTTAGATGTAGTTATTGCTCCTACTGGACTAGCACCATTATTTACCTCACGAGTATACATTGTTGAAATAGTACAGTAGTTTCCAACATCAGTATCAGCATCATCTGCTGGACGATCAAGGCTAGAGTTAGCGGCAGTTATACTAGTAGTAGTCCAAGAATTATCTGTTCCAACACTTAATCCACTATAACTAACATCATTACCTAAATTAGAAGAATCAGCAAAATCTAACCAGAAACCATTAGTTCCTTTATTTGCTGTAACAATATCTGTAGGGTCTATTGGAACCCATACTCCATTTGAATTAAATTTCCCAAAATCTGTAGGAATAGCTGCATAGCCATCTAATTGAATAGCTTCAGATAAGTAACCTCCATATCTACTACTAGGTCCTACACTTGAATGCTGTCTATTACCAATAGAATGTAAATTAGTATTATTCCAATAAGTTGCATCTGCATTTAAACTTAGTGTACTACTAGCCTGATTAGTTATATACTCACCATTTATCCACATTAACGCTCTTTGATCTGCAACATCACTAGTTGTATCTTGTACAAATAATATATGATACCATGCAGTAGGATCACGCATAACTCTCGTAGCTTGAGAGTAAGTTGTTCCTGCTCCCATCCACTCTGGAATATTGTCACTTCTTATAAGGAACATATCCTCATTACCTTGGCCAGAAGGAGCAGCATCCCACAACGTTTGATTAGCATCTAGCGTCGCCATCTTTACCCAACACGATAAAGAGAATGTTTTTCTGTTTCCAGCACTACCAGGAGTTCGTGTTAAATAAGAGTTTCCTCTATCAAACCAGATTGATCCGTTAGGAATATAAGCTGCATCACCACTCGCTGCGCCACTTGTTAAACTAAAAGGTTTTTGTATAAACATAAATGATGTGCCTTATTAAGAATCTTTAAAGTCTGTCTTCATTTCTGCATCAATATCAGTTACGCATAAGTCTCCTGAAACTGTACGCACATTATAAGATATAATATCTACAGCATTTGCTGTTGTTGTAGCAGTAGGAGCCGTTCCTCCACTAAAGTTCCAACAACTTACATAAGAAAGAGTATGGTTTCCTGATCCATCTTGATAAACATAAATCAAACCACTCTGTCCTTCTCTTCCTTTTTGAGGAAAATCTAAAACTCCATTACCAGTAAGAGTTACAAAGAAATTATTACTTTCATCTAATGAAAGAAAGATACTAGCAGCATAAGCAACACTATAAGGAACAGCATACGCACGACCTGACGAAACTTTAATGGAGCTATTAGATTCGATAAGGCTTGTGTGTGTTTTTGCACCTGTAATACTTTGATCTGCGGCAAGTTGATCATAACGAAGGTCAGCTAAAGATGTATCGGGGATATTAGTAGCACATACTCCAATAGCTCTGGTAGCAATTTCACCTGTAGCTAAATTTACCGATGTACCATTACAGTAGAGTTTAGTAGCAATGCCTTGATTAACAACCGTTCCACTATCTCCTCCTCCTGTCACTTTAAACGTGCAGGAAAAAGCACCAGAACTACTATTAATAATCGTATACTCTCTACTTGCTGCTGGAACTTCCAAAGCTTTAGCGGAAGTAAGAGTTCCTTTTAGTTCTATTATTTTATTTCGTCCACGGCTAACTGCACCATCTTCAACACTTAAAATAATAGGACCATTTACAGCTACATCTATAGAAGTATAACCAGCGATTGCTTGGTCAGCTACTGAAAATACTTCTGAGTTAAGAACACTACCCCAAGTATTAGCATTCGACCCAGTAGCCTGTTTGTTCATTTTTATTCGACTTGTATAGGCCATTAGTTTGCTCCATCAATTAATGTGTCAGCACCACCAGCCGGGGAATTAGGTTTAGACATATCATCCCTACGGTTCCGTCTAGCTTCGTTGACAATTGTAATAATCTCTCTTTGATATTGTTGATCCCAAATTTGGACCGCTGATGCATTTTTATTAAAGTAACATGCCTCTATCATACTAGCATAAAACAAGGCATTCTCACAAAAAGTTGTGTAGTAATTTGTTTCGTTTCCAACACTTAAAGTAGAAGGTTGGACTATAATTTCTATCTCTGTATTAAATGCTGAGACAGGTGCAGGAGCCATAAGAATTTGATCCTGCATGAAATGAGAATAATACTTAGGCATTCCTACTGAATTTCTTACAGGCCAATAGTCTTCAAGATATTCTTTAGTGCGTACTAGTAGACTAATACGGGTGTTAGGTCCAACAACCTTTCCGTTATCCATTGTAGTAATAGCAGAAGTAAGATAGTTAACATTTTTTACAATCAAGTTAGTAGAAGGAATAGCTAAGAAAGCTTCTCCTTTAGTAAAGTTACTGGTAAAGTATTGAGTTAAGCCATGTGTATCCATTTCACGAGTAAGACGTAGTTCAGCCCTACGAATAAAATCAGGAACAGCACTTTCAAATTCACTACTGTTATCTTCCATAGTGTCCATAATTTGTTGTACTAGACTACTATATGTTATTGCCGCCATTTTAAGCTGCCCTTCCTAATTCTCGTGTCCATGTTTCTGTAGTAGACCCACCAGTTTCTTTTGTCCATGCCCATAAAGGATATTGGTCTGGATTAACATACCAAGTAGATTGTACCCCTACTAAAGTAGTTCCATTATCTCCTGTAGCTACTAGTGTTCCTGTCTCAAATTCAGCAACTAGAGAAATAAGAGTTAAATTTGAATCAGCACTAGTAGTTATATTTCCTAATGCAAAAGTTGATTCCACCCCTGTTAATGTAAAGTTACCTTCACCTGAAACAGTTAAAGTTCCTAATTGATATGTAGCTCCTTGACCCGTAGGTACAACTTCTGCTTCTCCTTTGAATAGCATAATGCCATAATCAAAGTTAGCTTGTAGTTGATTACCAAGATGAGTTAAAGTGACTTCGGCAGCCGCACTAGCTACAGGAGTTCCTAGAGAGAATGTAGACTCTACTCCTGTTAATGTGAAATTAGCTTTACCTGAAAAGGTGAATGTACCTAAACTATAAGTTGCTTCTTGACCTGTTAAAGTAAGATTAGCTTTAGCTGCAACAACAGGAGTTCCTAAAGCAAAAGTAGATTCTACACCTGTTGGCGTAAAATTAACTGATGCACTTCCATGTCCGTAGGTAAGTTCACCATATTCATTATAACCGTAACCAATCCATCCCATAAGATAAAACCTTTATAGGATTAATTAAGCTAGTCGAACAATAGAAGTAGTTGCTCCTGCTGCTGGCATAGTAATAACAAAGTCACCTGCCGTTGCTGTTTTAGTTCCATTAAAATCAATTACTGCTAGAGTACGGTTAGCGGTAGAGGTTGAAGTGTTATATATCAAACAACCAGCGGCAGCAAAGGTAGCTGATGCCCAAGTCTGGTTAGCAAATTGTATGTAAGCAACACTACCAGCAGTAGACACACTAAGAACAGTACAGATATTACCACCTGTGGTATAGTTCGTAGTTGTACCTCCTGAAATCTCACCTGTTGTTTTATATAGTTCAGTACCATTACTTAATGAAGTACCACTAGCATACAATGCTATTTTAAATCCTGCATATCCAGGAGCAATACTAGGAACACTCCCCTTCATTGCAAGTTCTTTCCATTTAATTGCAATTCCTGACGAAATAGCCATTTTTATTTTTCCTTCTTAATCTAACTTGATGTGAACATAGCAACACTAGTTTGAATAGCTGTACTCATACTTGGTGTCCATGTTGCATTACCTACTGTTGCTAGGGGTCGATCTGGCCTAGCGTCCTTTAATACAATAAATCCCGAAATACGTGGAGATTTATTTTGGGGATGGCTTTTAATAGTAAATTGTCCATCTCCCTCTCCCGGTCCTACTACAAACCCGGTATCCTCTACAATCCTATCTCTATATCTAAATCTAAATCCACTTTTATCTGATATAAAATAAGATTTAATCTCTCCTCCTGTCCCACTACCCGCCATATAATTATACTCTAAAGGCAGGTCTTAATATAAACCCGGCTCTTTCTCTATCTGCTAACATAGCATTCTTAAAAATTTCATCGTAAGCTGCTTTAAGTAGAGCAATACGAGCGTCAGGAACACCGGGACGTTTAAGAGACATCTTATAAGCTAACCCTGCAACAAGGGCTGGAAGCATAAACGTAGGTACATCAGCGTTAATAGTAGCACTGTTATTATCTTCAGTATACCCAAAATACCAATACCTTATGTTGTATGATTTACCCGTTTCAGGAATAGGCCAGTAGTACATTACTGGTCCTGTACGTTCATGTTTAATTGCATATTGAATTGGTTTACCTGTTGTATATTTAGTAGGAAGTTTTTCATATTCTTCCATTGTTATACGGTTCATTTCAATATCAGTCTCATCATCTCGTGATGTAGCAATCAAAACATCAATAGCTTTTGTATTTAAAACTTCATAATTTTTTCTGAAAGTAAGAGCTAAGTTATCATTTAAAGTTTGATTAGAAGATAATACTAAATTATTCTGATCCGTAACAGTTGAAACTGTAGGACTAGTTCCTATAATTCCATTTACATCATTAGTAAAAGTAAGAACAACATTATCAGCAAGAGTTTGAACCGCACTTAAATTAACGGTTCCTGATCCACTGGTTATACTACTTGAAGTAACAGTAGGGCTAATTCCTGTAGTGCCGCTTATTCCTGTACCAGAGACTACCATATTATCCGCAATAGTCCCGTTTACTCCATCTACTGATATTGAACTTCCAGTTTGAGTTGTATTAACTACTGCTGTTGCAGTGGTTTCCCCTGCGGTAATAAACATATCTTTATAGATTAAACCGGAATTATTATCTACAACTACATTAGCAGAATTAGTAACATCACCGTTTACATTAGCTGTAGCTACAGAGGAAGGAACAAAACTATCAAGATCAGTTTTCCATAAAGAATAACCTTGTGTTTGCCATTCCCTTAGAAGTAAATCTATAGTACGTCTAGCTTGACGAGGTTCATCACCAAGAATAGCTTCACCACCAATTTGTAGTAAAGCTTCCTCGACAATCTCATCTAAGTTGAGGTTGAAATTTGTGGTTCCTGATAAAGCCATGACACTTTAAAACGCTGTCATAAACAATCGGCAAGAAGTATCTACCGAACAATAGACTCCATTCTTGAAATAAACTCCTGTATTTCCTGAATAAGTTTGTGTAATGCTATTAGTTTTATCAACTCCTACTGATCCTAAAAAGTCAATATTTATAATTTTACTATTGACTGAACCATCATTGGCTAGATCATAAAATCTTACTCCTGCATTATTAGCGTTACTTTTATCCT